AGAGGGATGGAGTAGACTTTACCATCTTCAAAATCAAAACGCTCAGTGGAATCGCCTTTATAAATAGGACCGTATACAAAAGAAAAAGTTCCTCCCGGTACTTCGTAGTACTTGAAGATACCTCTGACTTTTTCTTTGTCTTTTTCTCGTTCGTAGTTCGCATTACTATTCGTTTTTTTTTCTACAGTTTTCTTCGCTGGCACTATTGGTTGGTTTTCTGCTATCATTTCACTTCCTTTTTTATCTGGTATACTAAGCAAGCTTCATGAGACGCGACTCTTAACCGGGTTAGTCAGCAGCGGATCGGGTAAATCCGCTGCTTTTTTATTTCTTAGAGTCCGCCGTAGGTAGACTTACCTGCGCGCCAGTACATAACATCCCCAGTAGGAACGTCGCCTGCCGACCAAGAAATACCACCAGCAGGTCCAATGATAGGCGTAGTTAACGCTGTACCATTACCACCAGCTCCCAATATCATTCCCAAGAATCCAGTGTTGACTGTTGAGTCAGCAAGAAGACCTGTGTTTGTATTGAAGATCTGAACTCCTCCGATAGTAGGAACTTGTGCTGAAACAGAAGACAACGATGTCGCTGTATCTTCTCCAACAGGAGTTACTTGAGGGAAGGAGCTTGGTTGTTGTGCAATTGTTGGCCACGTGAAGGCTGTGAACCCACTCGTGTTAATGTTGATCGTGAAGTTGTAGTCATCAACAACACTCAAGATTATTGCAGGCTGATAGTTGTTCTGAGTTGTACCGTTCAGTTGAACCATGCCTGAAACTGTAGGGATGTTGAAGCGAACTTCTTGCCCTACAGTTAACCCGTGCGCTACTGAAGTAGATACCTGTGCATTAGTTGCTCGGGTAATGTTAACCACATAGCGAGAACGTGGATAAAAGAGTGGATTGGTGTTAATAACACGATAGAATCCAGCGCCACCAACTGCTCCAGGCGCAGTTGCAAGAGGGTTCGTTGCTGTTAAGAGTGTGAATTGGGTAGTACTTGTTACTGTACCAACAACCATATCTACACCATTAACATCCGTTTGAGCTGTATTGCTCATACGAACAACAGATCCAACCACAACGCTCGCATCTGCAGTATGAGTAACCACAGGGCGAGTAGCATTAGTTGCTGCTGAAACTGCTACTGCTGCTCCTACAAGAGGAAGAGCATTAGCGTCTTGTCCTGATGGATCAAACAGAGTAAATCCGCCAGAAACGAATGAGTCGCTTGAAAGCACTCTGCTCGCTGCTGCATGGTATTCAGCAAGTCCAGTACCGACTGCCATACCACGTTGCCAATAGAATTCCACACCTTCGCTAGCATTGGCTGTACCATTGAAGTAAGCACCAGCAGCGCTTCCTGTGGTACCAAATTGAGTGTAGTTATACACGTACACCCAGTCAGCGCCAGAAGGGATCTGGATAATGGCTCTTACCGCATTGCTATACGTTGCATTTCCAGGGTTTGGGTTGGATAACCCAGCTGAAGAGGCTACAAACGTACCTTGTCCTATAATAGTTCCGTCCATGAATTCTCCTTAACTTGCTAGAGTTGCACGAAGGTTGATGACCCATAGGTCATTTGTGATACGTGGGACCTCTGCAAACTTGTAGCCAACAGAAGCGTTAAGCGCTAATGGGCCATCATATATTGGTGGTCGATAGATAAAGCTTGCGCTGTATCCGTCTTGTTCGATGCAAGCATATGCTTCCATACCCACGCAAAAGATGTTGTAGACCGTGTTGCCTAAGCTTGATGCGTTAGCAACTTGTGATCCAATTGATGAGATAAGGAAACGAAGGTTTCCGGCTGCGCCCCCATTTTGTTACTACTCTTTCGAGCGGGCTTCCTCTTCGGGTCGCCTCACGGCTTTCATGTATATGCCGTGTTCAGACTATCGCATCCTCTTTCGAGGTCTTCGGGTTTAGTCGTTCACGCTGCAATTACGCTTGCGCCTTGTTACCCCATCGGGCTTTCAAGTCAATTACCGAAAATTTATAGTGAGCTAGGGTCTTTTTTGTTAACTCACTTCTCAAAGCGTTCATAGGAGCTGGATACTGGTTCTTTTGTACAAAGCCAGCGATGTTATCCAAGTTTCCTGTGAGGTTAGTGCTGCAAAGTGCAAAGTAAGCATCACGAACTGGAGCTGTACCGAACTTATCTTCACCTTCGATGTTGTCCATGATGGTGTATGCGTTGTTGTTCAACAAGGCACGAACCACAGTGTCCACATCTGAACGAGTGATTTCAGTAGGCACATCACCATCGACACCACCAACACAGTTAATGAAGGATGCTGTTGCAGCCAACATGTCTCTGGTCAATTGGTCTTCTGTTTGACGAAGTGACACGCCTAGACGTGCTGCACATTCGTTCAGGACCGGATCTTGGTTTTGTAATGTACATTTTTCTGTTACTTTTTTGACCAAACATTTTCTATTTGGCGATGAGTCTTGTTATTCCTCATTCCCCCTATTTCTACAGGGATCGGACTGTCGCTTCACCTTTTGGGTGTCCACTCGCCTCAGTCTCTCACGCTAGACATTTAATTACTTTTGCTTTATAATGTTGTATAACACTTCACAATATAAGGACCTTTATGAATCGATACTCTTACGAACCGAAAGAATATACTGTTGCTCAACTTGCCTATATGGCAGGAATTATCGACGGGGAAGGAAGCATCTATATTGGCAACTTTAGTTCAAACCCAAAGACAGGATCCAAGTACTACCAGACCAATATAGAGATAACTAACTCCGATAAAGATCTTATGGATTGGATTGCATCTGTATTCGGGGGACGGATTACCACGTACAGCATGGGACAGATTCCCAAAAACGCTCGTAGGACTTATTACCGATGGATCGCTACCGGAGAACGAGTTACTCACTTAGTACGCATATTGTTTCCCTACTTTATCGCCAAGAAGAAACAGGCTGAGATCATGATAAAGATGCGAGCAACATATAAGCCTAAGATGGGAGTTACTCGAGGCGTCCAGGGTATTGCTGTCTTAGATAAAGAAGTCCTCGATATTCGCCAATCCTACTTCGAACAGATGCAGGCCTTACATTGCAGAAATTATAAAAACCAAAAAGTTTAAACCCTTGCGCCTTGTCACCCTCGTCTTTACGTTAGGGCTTCCAAGTCAATCAGAGCGGATTTAAAGCAGGCTATCTGCTACAAAACCAAGAAATTTCAAAGAACGTTTCTATTAACCTGCTCGTTTAACTGCACATAAGTCTTAGCAGTAAACTGTTACGGCACTTTTACCGTAAAACGAAATCTTAGCGTCAATATCCACTGCAGTAAGGTTTTGTGCAGGGGGAGTAACGCCTGAGTTTCCTAGTGGAACCATAGCTGTGTTTAAAGCATTATACCTTCTCATACGTAAGGTTGTACCACCATTGCGTGGCATGTTTTTACGCATCGCAGGTATTTTATGAATCATATTTGGAACTGGTACGCTCAGAAGTTTATAAGAGAAACTTTGCTGCACGGGTGCAGGAAGCGTACTAGTAGTAGTGATTGCCATAGCAATCTCCTTTTTTAAAGACACTACTAATTGTTAAGAGAGGGCGATTCTCACATACGCCTGGGTTGGCGAGTCCCGTACGCCGATTCCGTTTCGCTCTTGGCCAAAAAGCTACTTAGGATATAGTTTGGAGATGCGAGCTCCGATACGCAGTAAGATCAGGGTAATAAATAAAAAGAAGGGAACAAAACATGCTTGGAGTATTCATATTTGGAGTCATTGGGGGAATTCTTATCTGTTTAGGATTCGCTACCGATAAGTACAGAGAGAAGGAAAAGGAACTACTCACCAAACGTGTACAAAAGTTGGAGGAAGAAGTTCTAAAATCGTCCGATCGGGGTTAGCCGATTTTCGGGCCTGAAGTCGGGCCGACTCGGGCCGAGTAGACTTCTCATTTCGGAATTATTTCGCGAGAGTTTCGCGATAATTTCGCGATAATTTGTCGCGCAGCTGTGGGACAATTGTCACGGTTGGGTGCCCTGGTGTTACAAAATAAAGAAAAAAAACCAAGGTGCCTCCCACTCAAAGGTGCCCTCCTTGGTTTATCTTTAACAAGTTGGTGATATGAAACACCAATCCTAGTATATAACATTTCTGTTTAATTATAAAGTGTTTCTTACAAGTAGATATCCTCACCCACCAAGGAAGCGTAACCTTGGTAAGTGAGGAGGAGCCAGACGATGAGTAAGAAGCAGTTATCTTAATATCTATTCTTCATGGCTTGAAACATTTCTTGTCTAAGCTGTTTAGCCAGGTCATCAGTAAGCCCATCAGCGAATGCGTTAGCACGCGACAACGGTGTATCTCCTTGGGTTGGAGCTATACTCGTCAAAGGCCTAGGCTTTGCAACATTCTGAGCGGCTATCACCTTATCCTTCTGAAAATCATCGGTATAGATACCAAGGTTCTTAATGACGGTGTAGGCGGTAACGGCTTTGCTATAAAGATCTTGAGAATCTCCAATAGTCTTAGCAACATCAGGATACATCTCCGAAAGTGAGGCAATATTCGACGCAGAGACAACTTTATCAAAGTCTGGATATTGATGCTTCAAGCGAGCTTCCGTGGTCCAGGATTGGCTTTGCTGTTTGCTCTGAGTTACCTGCTCTTCAAGGCTACGGATCTTCTTCTGGAGTTTGGCTAAGTGCTTGCCTTCAACCAGATCATCTGCTCCTATAGAGATATCCTCTACCTCTTGGGAAGCTTGGGCTTGGTTTTGGGTTGGCTTTTGTTGATAGGACTGGAGTTGGCGCATTAATTCTTCACGCTCAGCCTCTGCCTTACGAGCACGTTCACGCAAAAGAGCCATATTCTCTTCTTTGGAATAGGCGCTCGGTTTTGCAACAGGTGTTGCAACTTCTTGAACTGGTTGCTCAGGTGCAGCTTCTACAGGAGTCTCTTCTTGAACTTCCTGCTCAACTGCTTGTTCCTGTATTGGCTCATCGGGTACCACACCAAAGTTCTTCTGTGCGGTCTTATTCATAAGATCTATCTGCTGCTGCGACACTGGCGGCAGGGAATTCATTGACATACTGCTCCTTTTTTAAAAAGCTATGCTTCTAGTAGTGGAGAATGCTCCATCTCCTTATTAAGTTTCTTTGCTAATTTGAATAAAGTTCCGTCTGAGAATGACAATACGAATGCAAGAAGTGCTCTCTCTTCAGGAGCAACCTGTAAGGCGTTCAACGTAAGATGTTCACAGGTGTCTTTGGATGGTATGACCCAGAGGAACTCAACCTCATCGCATGACTTCTCGTAGCGATAGACTGTCTGATCCCAGTCAGGAGTTGGACAGCTTTCTCGTGAGAAGAAGTAGTTCCTAAAGACGTTAGGCATTAGCCGTTCACGCTTAGTTATCACTACTACGTAAAAGTTGTTTCTGTACTTGTTCTTAGAGGCTTCTATGCAGGCAAACAGATTTGCTTCGTACTCTGTATGCATCTCGCGTTCTAGTTCGATGGGGGAGTTCGTCGGAGACTCCTGCAAAAGAAGCTCCGACGATAGCTTTCCTACCGTTTCTCTCTTTTCTTCCATGCTTCACTCTCTCTACTACTTTTTCTTCTTAGAGCCCTTTTTCTTAGGCTTTACTGACTCTCCAGCTTTACGTGCTTCTGAAAGAGCGATGGCAACGGCCTGTTTGCGAGATTTCACTTCTGGCCCTTTTTTAGATCCAGAGTGAAGTTCGCCTTCTTTGAACTCCCTTAAAACCTTTGCCACTTTGCCCTTCTTAACTACTTTCTTTTTTTTCTTAGCCATGTTAAACTCCTACCATATGAATACAGAATTCAAGACCTGCGGCACGTGTGCCGAAACCAAACCAATAGAGTTGTTTCACAAAACATCTGCTAAAAAAGGCAGCAGAAACCGTCACTGTAAAAAGTGTCACCACGAACGGTTCAAAAAGTTCAGAAAGAATCCGGCCAATAAACCTAAACTTGCCCAGTACCAGAGAAATTCCGGAATTAAGCGCCGTTACGGGATAACTTCTAAGCAGTTCGAAGAAATGGTTCTTAAACAAGAGAACAAATGCCTTATTTGTGGTGATAATCCAGTTCCAAATGGTCCGTATCAAAGCTTTCGTCTCCACATAGACCATTGTCACAAGACTAAAAAGATTCGAGGACTTCTTTGT